ATCATTTGTACTATCCTTCTCTTTTTCTTCTTTTTTATTTTTCTTGTCTTTGTCTTTTTCTAACTCCTTCTCTTTTCCTTTGTCTTTTTCAATATAATCTTTTACTGCTTGATTTCTTGCTTGTCTTTTTTGTTTTTTATCTTTAAAACTTTTTGAATAATCATTTGTACTATCCTTCTCTTTTTCTTCTTTTTTATTTTTCTTGTCTTTGTCTTTTTCTAACTCCTTCTCTTTTCCTTTGACATTATCAATATAATCTTTAACTGCTAGATTTCTAGATTGTCTATTTAGATCTATATCATCCATTACAGACTTAATAAAATTGTTTTTGTTCAAATCTTTTTTATTGTACTGAATTATATTTATATTACTCAAGATATATGACAAATAAGGATTCAAAATCAATTTAGCATATTGATCAGTTATATCCCCAAAGTTACAATACAAATTACAATCAGCTTTGAATCTACCTCCTATACTCAATGGTAGAGCTTCTATGATATTTTTATTATTATGATATCTATTTAAATAAGTGAAAGATAAATCTTCCATAATATATGAAGATATTTCTGATCCAGAGTACTGATAATAATTTGAAATTCTAGTTATTAAGGACAAATAAGTATTAGGGTAATTACAGTAATCTAATTTATAGAATATATTACCTATAGTCTTAACAGGATTATTAAAAAGTTTTCCTTTTTCATTTATAACTCCCACCATTTCTGATAATAAGAAAGAATAAGAATCTTTTGTCTCTGATGTTGTCAAAGAGAATAACTTTGGATGAAATTTGTTTAATCTAATAATTTCTGAGACAGTGTCTATTGAGAATCCAGTTTTCTTAAGTCCATATACTTCATTTTTGTCATCAGAATGAACAGCCCTCATAATAGGCCCATTTTTCATTAACTTAGATCTAAGTATTTGCTCTGAAACATGGACCAATGATGATAGATTTTGAAATATACCTTGACACCAGCCTTCTAATAGTTTAAATTCTACTAAGTCATTATTTTTTTCCTTCCTTATAAATGTTTTGTTAAAAATATCTTTATTCAATTTCATATTACAATATATTGTTATTTTATTGAACCTTTTAATCAATAATTTTGAAATTTTCCAGTGGGTTTCTGATATTATTCCATGGTAGAATAAAAAATCTAAAAAATAGTAAAAT